TTATTTCAGCCCTTTCTTTTTATCTTTTCGTGGCTCTTGATACCGCATTGCTTGATCGCTGTCATCAGTACCGTCAGTAGTAGGATCTACGACAATACCTAATATCACGAGTAAAGCAAACAAGGAGTTAATGAACTTAGTAGCTTCAAGGCCAATCAAATCTGCCGCTAATTCCACACCGAACCATGCTGCGACAATCTGCAAGACCAACAAAAAAGCCGGCACCAAGGCCAGCCAGAACAACTTATTTTTCGCACGTACTTTCCAATTAATTTTCATTTTATTTCTCCTTTCATTTTAAAAACTGTATTAAAGCAGCTATCCCTGCTAAAATTCCGCCTGATCCCGCAAATGCGCCAACGACTCCAAGCACGATTTTCTCGCGAGTGGAGAAACGCTTTAATGTAATCCGCTCATCTACATGGATTACGTCACGTTCTGTTTGCAGGCGTTCTTTGTCAGTCGCGAAATAATGGTCCACGAATTTGTTTAGAATGCTTCTGGTTTCTTGTCCGTCTTTCATGACGGTCAGTTCTAAATTCGTTTGTGAAGACTTAATTTCTGCAACCTGAACCGTGACTTCTTTGACTTGTCCCGTGATTACCTCCGCTTGTGTGCTAAAGTCCATCTGCGCTTTCTCGACTTTTTCCAGCCGCGGTATAATGTCATGATGTATTAGTTCATCGTGTCTATTTAGCATGTCCAGCTCCTCCTCTGTCTGCGTCATATCTCACCCCACACCCTTTTCTTTATGGACATAAAAAAGAACGCCCGGATGGACGTTCTCTCGCTTAATTTTCTATTGGATCTGCTACTTGCGACATCATCATGATATCTTTCACTTTAAATTTTTCACCTGTTATGGATGTCAGCGTTTCATTTTGCATCATGCCTATTCCATTTACCATCATCATGTAATCTTGTGAGCTGCCTTCGACAATATGTTCTTTCCCACCGACTACTTTCATCATAGTTCTCATATACTCACCCCTTTATGTCTAAATAATTCGATACAAGGTGTTTTTATCCTTCTTTTATCCTGAATCTTTTTACTTATAAAAAGAACACCGTGTAGACGTTTTATTTTATACTTTCCCTGTACTCAAGATAATCATTATAGTACTTTTTATTAATAAAATAGAATACATGTGAGAGTATAATAAATATCAAACCGATAAACGGAAACAAAATACCTATTGGTTTATTGCCATCTATGTCCTTTTCGGACCAATAGAATAAAAATTGATAAATCATACCAGTTGAAAACAAATAAAATAGAACTAAGATTACTATTTTTATCGTTAACATTTCCTTTTTGTATAGAATCCTAATTCTATACGTTTCTTCAATACTACTCCTCATAAATACCGCATTGTCTAAATTCGAAATAAGATATTTGTTTTTGTGCTCTGAATGAACAAGCAACGCTTTCTCATCGCTAATCAACCTTCTTAGATGCCACGGTCCTACTTCATTATTTATTTTTATTTCAAATTTCGGTTTAACTGCGAACAGAAGATTTATTACCCAAACTAGTAGCAAAGCTAATATCACTAAAATATACATGGCTATAAAACTAATAAACAATTCAGTAATATTTTTAGTGAAGTAAAAGATAAACGTAAATATAATCGCTATTAACATCGCAATCAAAAGTGAGTTTTTTAACTTTTGATACTTAGTCATAATCTGAATCTCTAAGTCTGTTACGCCAATATAGTTCACGGCTTTTAAAACTGAAAAACAAGCAACTATTACACCTAAAACAACCTCTCCATTTTCAAAAGACTCTATTATATTCTTCAATGTATATATCCCTTTCAAGTCTATCTTGAAATTCTATTCGACAGATAGTGAGGTTTTCCCTTCTATTTACCTAAGACTTATTTCTCTTTCTCAACCTCCGCAGCCAAATACTCCACAATTAAAAAAAGAACTATCGTTAAGAACATCTTATAATGCTGTTTTTTCTGTATTCCCACCCTTTATAACTCATTTTAAATAAAATCCTCTTTTATTTATGCTATGGTGTTCAAGAGAAAATAAAAAGGTAAAGGAATGTAACAGATGAGTAAGAAAAAGAAGAAAACAAGTAAATCAAAAGACATTCGCTTCACACCCGAGAAGGATAATAAAAATATTTTTATCTCCCTGCCAAATCTGATAACAATCTTTGCAACGCTTATTAGCGTTATTATTGCTCTTGGGAGCTTAATGTATTCGAAAAACACATATGATCTTGCATTCGAACAAGTTTATGAAGAGAAAAAAGCTGTATGGCTTAGCGAAGTCAATCAGGAAAACAACGAAATTACATTTACAACTAACAACGAAAATATCGCAATGCAATTTGCGTTGATTAAATTTCCAGAACCATTTTCCGATTCTAATAGAGAGATTCTTTTTCCTAATTTTTCTTTACCTACTAATGCTTTTATAATTGATCTTGAAAAACTATTAGAATCCAAATATAGCAGAAAGGAAGGCTATGCAACTGTTGTCGAAAGTAGTGTTCCTTTTGTTTTACAAGCCTACTATGTCGTAAAAGGTTCAAGCTATAGTATACAATCTTTATATCATTTAAGATATTTGGTTACAATGGGAGACCAGGAAGAAGACTTTCCCACTGTTGAGATTGCAGGCTTTTGGTTTGATCGGCATCTTGAAATTGATGAAGATCCCAACGAAGCACTAATGAAAATTTGGGGAAATAGTGAATACAGAGAAGGTTATTCAGGCTTAGTTAACTGAGCCTGTTTTCTTTTATACGCCACACTACATAACATTCTTATTTTCCCTGCTCCGCCAAATACTCTGCAACCGACACTTGATACTGCTTCGGCAAGCTGTCAATCTTCCGCGCCCCGGCCTTTACTAGCAACGCATACACCGGAACCATATATTGATGAACCATTACTCAGCTCCCCCTTTCTCATCATGCTTCGCTGTCAGCATATCAATCTGCTCCTGCATGCCTGCCATTGCCTGCAGCATGATAAGAACAGTTTCATCCATCTGCTCAGGAACTTCGGGAAAGGCAGGCTCCAATGGACCAAGTGATCCGTCAGACTGTCGTCGTCTAACCATAATCATTGTGTCAACGCCCCCGATACTTTAAGGATTGGCTTGTCGCCTGTCCAAGACAGCTTGATAGCGATTTTTTCAGCCGGCGAGTCGGCACGGAACTTGAAGAAGTCTTCCACAGTACCAACATTCGCAGGTCCAGATGAATCAAGCGTCATTGGTTTGAACTGTTCTTGCTCCGTTCCGTTCGTCATACTGATTTCTGCAGTGATAGATTGTGTTGCATCTCTCTCAATCCACATTAAAACACCTTGTGCTGAACCGGCTGGGGGTACGATTGTGTACCGTTGTACGGATTTGGCTAAAGGCGTTAGGTTAGCTTGCTTATTTATTTTACGGGTTAACGATGTTTTGAAGTTGTACGAATCAATTGTTTCAACAACGATTGTATTCTCACCATCTTTTAAAATGGATAATAGTAAATCGAACGACCAATTTCCATCTTTGCCACGATAGACTTCAGTAGCCAGGCCACTGTTTAATTTGTAGGAAACGACTACTTCATTACCGTCCGGATCGGATGTGGAGCCGGTAAATGTAACCTTATCGGCATTAATTAAATTGGAAATAGAATCAAACGGATTGATTGTTAGTTTTGGTGGACGGTTCGGGACGACATAAAAGGTTCGTTCAGCAATTTCAGATTTGCCCCCCTTATTGTCCTCAGCCCAAACTTTAAGCTTGTGTGCAACGCCTTCGGCCAATGCACCTGTCAAAGCAGTGCCGTCAGGAAGATGCAATTTGCCTGCCTTGAATGTCAGCTGCTCGGAAAACGGAATAGGATTGACACCATCTGTGATACGTGTTTGGATAGGTCGTGGTGTACTGTTGTTAATTTGATAGTACACATTTACGATGTCGTTTTTATCCGTGTCTTTCGCGTTGCCGTCTACTAAGAACGTGTCGTTTTCGTACAGCGTAAGATTGTTCGGCGTTTGCAATGACACCGTCGGACTACTGTTGGATATCATCTTGCCGTCGCTGTCTACCATTAGGTTTGATTTAAGAACGAGTGCTGGTTGTTTCCATTTCGGATTTGAAGTAAGTGTATAGCTTGTTTTCCCTCTCCCTGTGGATTGGTTAAAAGGACTTTCCGAACCATCTAAATAATGATGTTGCGATGTATTCAGTCGATTTAAAAGCCATGCAGTCTTGCCTGGAATATACGGTATATTCCCGCCGTACCGAACGCCGTATTTCCGCATCTCACTAAGTGTTAAAAGCCCCACATAAGCAGAAATTTGAAAATCGCTTTCCCCTGACGTACCATCTTCTGTTTGACCCACATTCCATGTAGCCTTTATCAGCATGCTTTTTACATCGGAACTCAATGCGTTGAAAAATGTTGTGTTAAGAGTTGCTCCTGTTCCTTTTAATTCGGAATAAAAACCATTATCTCCATAATAGAATGCTCCATCATATAGATAATCTGCCCACACTATTTTTGTTCCTTCAATTCCATGCTCTACTACATAGCACTTATGACCATCTAAATATATTGTATCCCCCGAAACTTTTTGTGATAACGGCATCACCATAATTAAACCACCTCCTCAACCGAATAAGTACCCCAAGCACCGCGACCCATCCGACTATTTTTAATTGCCGCATTACTTCGGGCAATAACTGCGCCCTTGACGTAGTTATTGACCAACGGTTGAACAGTAATCGTAGATGCAGTAACATCCGTAATTAATGTATCTTCACTATTCGTATCATCGTAAATTGTCACGTCAGTAAATTTGATAAAGCCATCTACGTTATCCACATTAAGGACTGTCGTTCCGGCAGAGCGGGGAACTGTTAGGACGGCTTTTGCAGTCTGCCTAATTAACTTATTCGGCTCGCCATCAAACGCATCTACAAACGTGCCGCTATTCCCAGGTGCTTTGCCATCGAGTTCTTGATTGATCTGCAAACGCAAAATGTCATTGGCATGCTTGTCTAGTCGCTCATGAGACTTCGCAATCCCTTGCTCCTGATGATTCTCTCGCTTGGCAGAGTGCTTTGTACCGACCTGCAGTAACCTTGGTTTCGGCAATGGTTTATTTGTAATTGGATCCAAAATGTAATTGCCGAAACGATCGGTTAAATAGATAATCTTACCGTCTGGATCTTTCTCATAAATCACATTTCCCAATTCGTCTTGCTCCACAATCTGGTCGAGCCATTGAAACGGTACATATACATAGGGTTCAGCCAATGCTAACACCTTCCTTTATGTCCAATTGAAAAAAGAACGTGACCATGAGTCCGTTCTCTCCTTTTCGGATATTCATTGTTTTCTCGCGAATCGGTCGCCCGTGTTGGTCGTGGATGTAGGTATGGGTAACATGACCGGATTCGTCTTCTAGGTACACAAATTTCTTTAATACGTTACCTTCTATATAAGATGACGGGTGTATGGGATACTCTTCTTCAATACCGTCAATGGTAACCTTCGCACCCACCATCAGGCGCTCCCAGAATTTCAAAGTTTCTTCTTGCAATAAATTCATCTAGACTCCTCCTTCCGAACAATAAAACGTCCCGGTGACGGGATATGGGACAATATTTGCATATGCCTTCTCTTCCGCCTCTGTTGCTGTCTTGGTTGCCACACCGCTGATTGGCTCCGTGTGGAATGTGCCTGTTACTGCGTAGGGAACGGAGAAGGTGTATTGTTTGGTCGTAATAGTCGCTATGATTCCGTCTGCTATCGCCAAAAACAGAGCTGCTAAATGAGTAGGTTTCATGTCCTCGATATTTTTTGTTAATTCAGCAGGCAACCACTCATTTATATCAGTCAAGGGAATTGTAATCTCCATTGCATAACGCCCCTTTATCAACCTTACACGAGACGTTGGACTACTCAAAAAGCGATTCACTTCATTTTCGAGCACCTTATAATTTGTCGGCGTCTGACTAATTAACTTACTAATAATCTGATTGCGTCGAGCGGGAAAATCAGTAGTGATCGGGCGAATCTCCAATTCATCTTCCCACTTATCCAGCCCCCATGTAGCTGTCTCAACAAAAAATTGATTTAGCACATCATCCATTACGCTGTTCAGCTCTTCAAAACGCCGATCGCCATCCTCCAGAATCGCGATAATTTCGGGCGACTCAGCAAAATGCTCAGGAAGATAGGATTTCATACGTTCCAATCTATTCATAGAGATCCACCGCCGATAAATACGGAATTTCTACGTCTTCGAGTTCCAAGTTGATCGGGAGGCCGTTGATCAGCACATCTGAATAGTCGCTGATCCACTTGTTTGCATAAAGAATATTGCTGACTGCTGCTACTTTAACAGCAGCTTTTTCGTTTAAGGGCAAGTCCTTAAATGACAAGCCTTTAAACATCAACTTCAATTCTTCTGCCACTTCAGCAGAAACAGCTTCAACCGTGTTTCCACGTAAAGAAACCTTCGCACGAATGATGATCACTTTATTCTGCGCGCTTTCGACTGTCAAGGTTGCTCCAATCGGCGCCTCGCCTTCGCCCATTCCTGGCACCGGATCGATATAGTCATTCACTGCTTGTACTAACTCAGGCGAAGCAGGCTTCATTTCGGAATTGACGATAATGACTTTTACAGTTCCTTCACCGGCCCATAACGGGAAGACTTTGGCTTTACCCACTCCCTCGACTTCCTCAGCCCATTTTTTATAATGGGCCTTGTTGGCACTGGTAGTCTTTCGTCTACGCTCAATCAAAAAGCGTTCAAGCAGAGATAGGTCCGATTCTTCTTCCTCGCCAGGGATAATGACCTCCCCAAGGATTGCGGTTTCCAACTTCGAAATGTTGCTGACTGGCAAAAGCTCCGAGTCATTCGGCGGCCGGTTGCCAATCGTGCCTTCCTCCTCACATTCAACTATTCCATTCTCGATAACCTGATAGAACAAATCATCAACAAAAAAACGCTCCCCATTCGCTACTGGAATGTTGAACGTTGCTCTTCTTTTTGCCTTTACCGCCGGATTTCTATCGACTCCCGCTTCACGCGCTCTTTTGTCCAACCATTCACCGCTGGAATCTTGCGCAAAGGCTAATTTTAGTATCCGATCCAGCCAAATATACATCTCTGCCATTTCCATGTTATTGACGGCAACAGCTGCATAGATAATACTGCTGGTCCGCTTGTCCAAGTGCAGTGGAATCTCCGGTAAAGACTTCTCCATCAGGTGCTCAAATGTCTTATGCTCGAACATCAATACACCTCCTGGATCGATAGATAGCCCTCTACCGTGTCGACTTCAAAACTCACATATAACGAATCTTCTTTTTCTGTAATACTGAATCCATATACCCGCTCGATTCGGTCATCATAAATCAATGCTTCTTCAATTAAGCGAGGAATTTCAGATTTTTTGAAGGCGATTGTATTCTCTGGATTTTCAACACATTCGTGGACCTCTTCGCCGATTTCATCTGGATAGACCGGATGAATAAAGCGCCGGGTCCGCAGTGTTAAGTAGATAAATTGCTCAATCGCTTCTATTCCGTCTATGATTTCACTTGTAATTCGATTTGTTTTAAAGTCGTAACGAAAAGTGGCAGACGGTTCCGGTGGACTATTATCGTCAAACTCAAAGCCATCTACATCAATTTCAGGCGAAATACTCATATCTATCACCTCTTTTATTCATACCTGACCACCCGATCTGCAATGTAATAAGCCTGGCCGCCTTGCAAAGCGGTAACCAGTACTTCATCACCCGCTTTTAGCTCATCTAAGAATGTGACTTCGGCTTCTGTCATGACGATTGCTTCGTATCCATGAACATGATTATCGGCCGACATTGTAAAACCTTTGATATCACTGCTTTTTATCTGCACTTTACGTTTATGCCGGGTAAGATGCTCTGCTACAATGATGATTTCTTTCGGGATTGGCAGCTTGGAATCATTTTTTAATTGAATGACCAATTCAGGCGGCCCCTGCGTGACAACCGCTCCCATCAATTCGACTGGGCTGTTAGCATTTACGCCTTTCAACGCATTTCTTTTAATAATATCTAACATCAGGACACCTCCGGCATGGCGTTATTGTCGATCAGAACAAGTGACATGACGTGGCGATTACCGTAAAACTCGTGCACATCGCTATCAATATAGAGGATCTTGTTCAGTTCAATTTCCTTCTCAATGACGCGCACTGGCTCGCCGCTTATTAGATCTGGAATACCTCTGGCTTCAATCGTCAGCTCCTTCTTGACGCCTTTCTTGCGCTTTAGCGCTTTATCTGCACGATTCTTCAGCTGCGCCTTGTTGACCTTGTCCGTGACCTTCTCATAGTACTGAAGGACACCGTATTTTTTCTTTCCTTCTTCGTCTTTTGCGGTTACGGAAATCTGCTTTTTCTCTTCGCCGGCCACCATAGTTACCTGCGTAGCTGTTTCCTCGATGCTGGTCGTGTAGTTATAATCTTCAATATTTACGCCTGTTTCTAGGACCCATACATCATCCGGCAGTTCGAGCGGGCGTAGCATAAACTTGCCCTTTTGCGAATACATGCGAAATCGCTTGCTTGTGGACTTCAGCGTTTCGATCATTGCATCCAGGATAATGTCATACAGGTTGGTCTCGTTTTTGTGAGTCCGTGTTTTCATGACGTGCCCTGTATTTACAATAGATCCGATCGGTATTTCGAATTCTTTCAGCAGAGTGGTGGCAATCTGGTCTGCTCGCTTATTGACAAATACACGTGCTGTCTCATTGAGCAAAAGGTACTGCATGATGTCATAAGCTACCACGGTCATCATGCCACCTTTAGTTCGGCCCCTTGCAAAGACAGTTCCGCGGAACAGCTCTTTTTTGAACCACTTGAACAGCAGCGTGTCACCCTCTTCGATTTTCACAATCTTGTGTCCTGTATTATGCTTGACAAGTATCCTGGCTTCGATTTTTCGAGCGGCATTGTAACGCTTCCCAGACCACTTAATAGACTCTGTCGGAATTTCCACTACTTCTTTAGGTGTAACCAAAAATAGCTCCATCATGATGGCAACCTCAGATTGAAACCAATATGAATCCAGCGGCCGGGCTGTTTCAGGTTGCGTTTGTCTCGCTTGATCAGCGCATCTTTATTCAGCTTCCAGATGTCATTCCAACGCTTACTGTCGTTATAGTACTTTCGAGCAATCGTGATCAGTGTCTCGCCCTTTTTCACAGTATGTGATTTAGGAACATTTTTGGTATTTGGCCTGGTCTTATTCGGTTTCTTCTGCGTTCTCGGCATCTTGCGCCGTTCAATAAATTGGTACTCTTTGAGCAACAACTCGAAGTCATAATCCCCGACATCCTTCTCGCCTTCGCGATACAGAAAATCCTCGATAGAAACAGCGTAGTTGATTGGGGTGCCCGTCACGATAAAGCGAGCAGGCTTGCCGCTGTTTTTCCATCGCTCAATCATCTTGATATAGTCCCACGGATACAGAGTCCCCGAATACTCCGTCAGAGGAGACTCTTCGCGAGGAAAGAAAGAGCTGAAGTGAAAAGTTTTCGCGGTAGGATCCTGAATAATCGTCACTTCGCCAAGCCTTGTAATCATCACGCTTTCGTTATCTGATCCGTTACTCACGTTTAAAACGCCTGGCATTACGGGAAAGCGCAACTTCTCTTTCCCGGTGCCAAACGTCAGCCACATTTCATATTTGCTTTTAGACATCGATCACCATCTCTCCTCCCTCGAATTCTTCGGCTAATAAAGCTTTCCGGATATATTCATATGCCACCTTGCCGACCTTCTCAGCATCCATATCGTTCGAGTAGTGATTGTCGCCTGTAATTTCTACTTTGATATCACGGATGCCGCTTCTGGATGAACCGCCTCCTCCTGCTGAAGAGGAAGTAGCAGCACGAAACTGGCTATCAGATAACGCGACCCTTTCTTCTTCAAATCCAATGCCTTCCGCATAAGCAGGGGCCTGTTTTAGATAAGATACTGTATTTCGGTGCGACAGCACTTCCGTTCCTCTTGGAAGATTCAGCAAGGTATCTGTCGCTGGAGATAGCGCCATTCGTCCGTTCGGGAATCGCATTAATTCCTCTCCGCCACCGTCACCGACGATTGCGTCACCACCCGGATGGAACCGCGTACCTTTTGCATAAGCTTTTGGGCCACCACCGGGTGCGCTGACCGTAGGAGTTGGAACACTTGCTATACGAGCCGCCAAGTTACTCAATGCCGACTTGACCGCCGTAGCTCCTGACTGAATTCCATTCAATGTCGATACCCAACCCGACGCTTGTCCAAGTATAGAAGCGAGCCTCATGGTGTTACCGTGAAGTAACGGTCCAGATCCGGCTAATGGCATAAATGCGCCTGCTACCACAACAGATGCGGTGCCAAGTACCATACCAAGTGCCATAGTGTTCTGGTTGGCCATAGCTCCCGAAGCAGCTAATGGTAGATATGCTCCAGCTACAATCACCGTAGATTCTCCGAGTATGAGCCCCAAGGCAGAAGTGTTCTGCGTTAGCATTGCCCCTGCGCTTTGTAGCGGGAAGAATGTGCCTGCAATCCATCCTGCAGCTTCTCCTGTCGTCATGGTCAATGCACTGATATTATGAACCAATCCTGCTGTCGTGCCTTGTAGTGGGTAGAATGCTCCCACTACCCAGCCAGATGCTTCGCCAGTGACCATCGTTATTGCACTAATGTTGTGCACGAGTCCCTGCGTTGCTCCCTGTAACGGATAAAAGGCACCAACAATCCAACCGGATGCCTCGCCTGTTACCATGGTGATCGCACTAATATTGTGCTGCAGGCCGTCTGTCATTCCTTGGAGAGGATAGAAAGCTCCTACCACCCAACCGGCGGCTTCGCCAGTGACCATCGTGATTGCATTAAGATTATGACTCAGCCCATCAGTGGCACCTTGTAACGGATAAAAGGCTCCCACTACCCAGCCAGACGCTTCGCCGGTCGTCATGGTGAGTGCGTCCATATTATGGGCTGCTCCCTGGGCTTTGTCTGCCATTGCGGATAGAGCGGCTGCTAATGCTTCAGCGTATTGGTTGAGTGCTGTGAAATCCGGAAGCTGTCCAGGAACTTCACTACCGACCGGCAAGGTCCCTCCTGCCATATTAGGCATTTCTTCCGCTTCCGCCTTTCCAGGGAAGAATCTGTCTTTGATCCAACCAGCTACCTTTTGACCAAGATCACTGCCGATCATACTTCCTCCGAACATTCCAAGGACGCCGCCGACGGCTGTGCCAAAACCGGGTACAATGGAACCGACTGACGCTCCGATAGCGGCCCCTGTAGTTCCGCCTGCCACTGCTCCTGCAAACCCCCCTGCCGCCTCTGCTTTTTCGCCTTTAGGTGCCATAGCGATTGTAGAAGCACCAAATAAGGTGCTTATAAGAGGGACACCCTTTACAAACTTGCCTAACTTCTCAATTCCTTTGGTTAACTTTGAATTTTTGGGGTTAAGCGTATCAACGAGACTCTTAGTTTCTTTAGAAGAACTTTTCGTTTGGCTGCCACTGACAGTTTTTTCAGCCTTTTGACTGACCGTCTTCGTTTTCTTCGTCGCGTTACCAGATTGCTTACGATCTGCTTTCGTTGTGACAGTCTGAGGCTTAGGTGTTGTATCCCTACTCCTTGCTTCAATCCACTTTCTAAGCGGTTCAGGATAAGGTGCGGACTTAGGAGCAGGACCTGGCCATGTCTTAGTGGTAAGAACGGTTTTTGTAGTTGGTCTTGGCTGTGGTTCCGGTTTATTCTTCCGATCTTTCATCGTCTCTGTATAGGAATCTCTTTTGGGAGGTATCACAGTAGTAGGTGTAGGTCTACCGCTCGTATTGCGGCCTGATGAGTTGTTACCTTTCCCGCCAGCATTTTTATTCGATGAATCAGATTTATGATTTCCAAAGATCGTTTTAGGTATATCAACAAAGATAGTCTTCACTAAATCCTTGATAGGCTTAAACTTCGTTAGAATGGTTGAAGCCATTCCTAATGCAATAGCATCAACTACCAAGGCACCGCCAATAGAGCCTGATTTCTGTAGCTCTTCATTTCCTGTCGCATATCCCCAAGCGGACTTTCCTGCATCAATATTGATGTCGCGTATTTTAGCACCGATCTTCATAGATAAATCCACTGGATCAATCGCTTCTAAGAACCCTGTAATAAAGCTTTTACCTGACGTAATACCAGCATCTACAAAAGCATTGCCAGTTTTATCAGACTCGCCACCAAGCAGTGTAAGAACAGCAGAACGAATAAAGCCACCATAAGTGCTACCAATACCTTCGCCTATACGAGCGGCATTGGCTTTACCTTTTGTTTCCCACCATTCCCCGACAACATCCTTTGTCGTGTCGGCTACTAAACGCCAGCGTGTTTCAAATGTCATATCACGGTATTTTTCCAATGATTCAAATCTAGCTTTAAAAGCAGGATCCTCTTCAAATTTCAGCTTCATTGTCTGAGTCCACTCTTTAAATTCATCCGGTTGCATTCTGGCCATAGCCTGAGCTGCATTTTCTCCAGGGAATAGTATCTTCATTTGATCTCCAATGAAATTAAAAGCCTGCTTAAACGGATTGAGTAAGTTCTTTGCAAAAACAGATCCTGACTTTTTCAGTTGTCTTGACATATCAGATAAAACGAAAGAATATTCTCCACGCCACTTCCTAAATGAAAGTAATGCGGGTTTGAATACATCTCGTAATCCTTCACCCCAAGGCATCAGAATAGAGTTACCGACAAACGATTTCAGTCCTAATAGCAAGTTGTTCATGTTTCCAGACATCTTTTCCATCATGCCATTGTATTTGCCGAATTCCTTCGTAACTTTTGGCCATAACTTCTTGATGTCTCCGCCACTTTCAGCTAGATCTTCAATTCGCTGCCTAGCTGCTCCACTAATAGCACCCATCTCTTGTAGTCTACTTGTAGCCGCACCGACTGGTCGTCCCGAATCGATACCATCGTACAGTCGGCCGAACCACATAGCTGTCTCTTCTAAATCGGTTTGCGTCCCGACCGCAACGTCACCAATTAACTCCATGCCTTTCGATGTCGCTAATGCATCACCAGTAAACGTCTGAAGAATACGACTTGATTTGAATATTTCATCTCTCGTTAACGGTGTTCTTCCCGCGAACTCTGTTAAATCCTTCATTCGCTTATCTGCAGCGCCTTTACTGCCTAGCATTACTTCGAATGAGGTGGTCAGGTCTTCTCTATCCGCTACCATTTTGATTGGTATGATGATACCTCCGCCGACTCCTCCGGCTACACCTAATAGCCCAAGCGTAGAAGTCGCAGCACTGGCAATTGCCCGAAGTGGCCGCGTTGCCAAATCCACTACACGGACTGTCGTACTGACAGCTTTGGGCACATTCCGCTGGGTAAAGTTAGACACGTTACGAATAGTACGGCTGGCCAAGTCATTTGCCCGTATTGTAATTCGGTATGCTTTTCCAAGTGAAGAGCGAGCGAGCCGCCCAACTTTCGTGATAACAGGCGAAGCCCGATCAATAGCTCGAATGGTCAACCTCCGCATTTTTGGAAATTTACGAGCGGCAAAGGTGTCGAATCTTCTCAATGCAGAAGTCGCTCGGTCTCGCACGGTAATCAACATGCGAACTGGCTTATTTAAACGGTCCCTTGCCCTTGCCAGCCGTTCGGTTTCACCCCGGATCGTCCGCATCTTACCGGAAATATTGTCCTTCATATCAAAACGAGCAGTCAGTTTGGCCATTATTTTTTACCTCCTTTCTTGTTCATCTTTTCAAGTTCAGTGCGCTCTTTTTCCAGCTGTTCGAGCTTATAGCTGATACAAGCGTTCATCAGCGCTTTAAAACCGCGTGGTGCTTCACGCCATTCTTGTAAATCAGAAGGGGAATAATTCTTCTCCATCATCAGAAAATAAAAATAGACAGCTTCCTTATTCCCCTCCTCGATTAGTTTTTTGCTGCTTCTTCCAGATCTTCGAGCGTGTCGTCAAAACCGTTGATTTCGTTTGCCGCGTGAAGCCATTCTGCATACTCCCCTGCAACGTGCAACATCTTCTTCGCTACTTCTATTGGGTCCTGTTGCTTGTAAGCTTTACGCAATTCTGCAGAGCGGAAATTTGGATACAATGTAGTTTCCACCGCGATCAGCGCCATGTAACGAGCTTGATTCAATCGCTCTCCGACTTTCTTCTTTCGAGAACCAGTGTAAACCGGCTCCATGCACATCTTTTCGATTTCTTCTACCCGGGCTGTCGAAATAGCTTTAAAACGGAATGGAATCACCTTGCCTTCTTTGTCTTTGAAACGTCTGGATACAGGACGCACTACTTCTTCCGTTTCTTCCACGTTTTCTGGCAGGAAGAACGATAAGTCATCCACTACCTGTGATAGCTCCATTTCCTCGCGCTCTACCTCGTCGTTATATTCAACTGCTTGTTTGTTTTCTGTCATGTCAATCTCTCCTTTTGTTTTGGTATGTAAAAAAGAGCGAATTTCTTCGCTCTTGATCAGTTAAAGTCATCTTCCAATTCTTCCGGCATATCGATATCTTCGAATGTGAACGGCACTTCTTCCTCGACTGGATCACCTTCAGCAGCCAGACTGGCCACTTTAGCGCTGTCGAAGTTTACATCATACAATGTGACACGCTCCGTTCCACGTCCAGAACCTTCATCATCCAGCACGGACTGGAATGTAAAGTACGGATCCGGTCCGCCCTTTGCGTATTCCATCATGATTCGAACAAACTTAGATGTTACCTTGTAGAAAGTAGCCGTTCCTGTACCGCTGCCCCCGGTCGCCTTATGGCCCATCATGCGGCGGCCCATAAGCGGAACTTCTACTTTGTTTTTTTCAATCGTTGCTTCGAATTCCTTGATATAAGCGAGTTCTTCACCATCAAGGAACAAACGGCCTTCTTTCCCGCTGATCGTGTTAAACGATCTCATTTTGCTAGTCATCAGTCATTTCCCTCCTTTTTCTGCATACAAAAAAGAGAGGCGATTATGCTGCAATCGCGCTCTCTTGTGAAATAGTGGTGTCGATATAGAATTTCTTCGCTGCATATACTGGTTGCGCATGGATTCCAATGTAGAAACCGTCACCGTCTTCCGTAATGCGAATATCGATATCCGTATTGGAGTCAAAGTTTTTGATAGCTCCTTCTTTCTGAAGCTCATTCATATACACCGTGATCAGCGTTCGAATATATTGCGCCCCATCATCACCTGTTCCAATGCTCCGATTTGCTTTGTTGCGAGTTTTAATCGCATGTTTAATCTCACGGGTTACATCATTGTTGATGCCATCCAGCACACGCATGATCTTGTTGTCAGAGAATTGCTTATCCTTTTCGTCCGTGAAGGATGTAAAGGAATTGATATCCATTTCAACCGTGACTTCCTTGTCCCTCGGATCATAAGAGAAAATGAATTCTCCGTTCTGGATTGCATCTTCTTTCGCATAAGTATCCATTCGCACCGGCACATCCACTGCGCCTTCATACTCCACAAACGTTAGTGATTTCAGAGAAGAAGCACTTGCGCTGGCTCCGGTAACCCAAGCGACTGATTCGGCAGTTGTCAGCTCACGCTCAATGAACTGCCCTTTCACGGCACCGGGAACTTTAATTGCCACGTTATTCGTCACGTTAGTAATTCCTTCAAAGTCAGCTGCGTAATTCGCCATCACGCCTCCCACTTTGATGCCCGCCTCATCGCGAAGACGCTTCACAAATGACGCAAACACTGCTTTTAGCTCTTCGTCATCATCAACCGGCAGACCGATCGTGTCGAAGTACTCCACTTCCGCCGCATCCATGAAGTCCATAAAATCCTCATTGGTCACTTCACCATTGGTTCCGCCCGAAAGAAACTTTCCTGCAGTCACTTCGAGCTGGCCGACGCCGGACAATTCGACATAATCATTCACCTGGAAATCAGTGATATTTTCAATCGTTTGTCTGACGACACGCTGCAGACCGAGGAATACGGTGATATCCTTTTTAGCAGGATCCAGTACGTTTTCCGCAATTCGAATTTGCAACTTGTTTCCAAGCTCTCCACCGTACTTTGCCGTTGCAGTAACACCTGTTCCTAGTTCAGCCGTTGCCTGTGTCCCCTCATTCAGACGATAGACCAGGACTGTCTTCGCTTCCTTCTTTGCTTCTTTTACAAGTAGCAGGGAAGGATCGTCAATTTCAGCACCCAGATATTTCACCGTATCCTTGTCTTCATTGATGGCAATAAAGCTTTTTGGCTTCCCCCAACTCAAGACAAACGGCAGGGCAGCTGTACCACGTTCGCCGATCTGCGCACGTTTCTTGGCCGCAGAACGAAAACGAAAATAAATACCCGCTAGAATCTTCTCTACACCTTTTTCAAAAGTTCCACCGTTCATTGTTCACCCTCCTTTTTCTTACCGACTTTTTTATTCAGGAACGTATCAATCATTTTCTTGGCTTCCGATTTCGTCACTTGATTTGACGGATAATTTCGGAATATACCGTCCAACACTTCCGGCTTCACGCCGAATAATTCCCGGCTGTGTTCCCGCAGCTGGTGAATATAAAAAAGAGACTCCCGCGATTCGCTTTGAACAGCGACAGGAATCTCTTCAATCATTTCTTTAACTTTTTTCTCTTTCGTCATCTTTTCACCCCACTATATAATTTGAAATGTTCGAGCGGCACATGCTCTGGACGGTCGTAGTGATAACGGCTATCCCAGTTGACCAGCAACGTGACTGCGCCTTCTGTTTGTCTAACATCAATCCGGTTGATCCGGACAAAATCACCTGCTGAACTACCATCTGGATTGATCAGAGGGATTTGTCCTCGTTTCCACCTCACAGTATCCGCAATCCTTTCCGCTTCAGCATAGGCCTGCTGTGCGTCCTTGTGGAATAGCTTCACAGGTAGCGTGTATGTTTTCAGGAATGTCGAAGTGGAATCATTGCCATCAAACGACTGCGGAATCGGAAAATACATGGACGGTACCATGAAATTCTGTGGAACTTCTTTTGTGTACACTTTTACAGGAAAAAGCTGATAAAAGTATGACATGATGGAGCCTACTTCAGGATTCAACCGCTCACCCCCTTAAAAATTTGCATCAATCCACTGCTGTAGCTTCTGATCTAAGTTTTTACCAAACATTTTCTCGAAGATCGCAAATGCGAAATCCCAGTAGTGCGTGCCAGGTACCCACTGTTGCTTGAGTAGCATGCCTGTATTGGCTCCTGGCTCATATACAAACCGGCTGCCACTCCAATGGCCGGGTACCCATCGCGTTTCGACACCGTCAGGATTGGTCATATGCCCATCGTTGACATAAACGGCATAGTTCACATTTGTCCCTACATCAATCGTCAAACCACCGTCAGACACGGTCCATATGTTATCCCCGTCACCTTTGCCAAATGAGTTCAACAGTCGGCCGGTATCAACCGTGCCAGTGCCAATGATTTCATCCTGTACCACGTCCAAAAACTCCATGCCCATCATATCCAGCCATAATGCCATCTCATCCCTTAATCCGCCATTAGAGGCATCATCCAGTGCTTTTAGAAAAGCGTCCAGTCCGTCAATTTCAAAATTTATAGATTCCCACTCCTGACTGCCACCACTTCGATATGGTGATTCTTGATTTTTCGTGGTATCTGTAACTTGAATTCTGTGTCATTCCATATCACCTTGTCATTGGCGCGGACATCAACGTTCGGCAGGAAATGAATGAGAAAGGACTGGAATACTTTTGGGTTCGGCTCGCTCTGTACAATAGACTGATTGCGTTCAGTGAAGTAGCAGCGCACTCCTGTATGATCTGGACTGTCATGGTATGAAAATGACTCATCCAAGTCAGCTCCTGGAATGCCGAAATCTCCCGTCCCTGTCTCTTTATGCAGATGATAAATGTCACAGCGGTGAGTCAGCAGTTTGACATAACTCATAGCGCCCGCATCCGCATGAAGAACCCTGTTTTGGACTCTGCTACCTTTGCATAATCTTCAAGCAGAGCAGTTACATCAGGCAGAGCCAGACTTGAGCCGTCTCCCATCGTGTAGGAGTAATCGCCGATTTTCTCGGACTTGTATCCCTTCGAAATGGATTCATCACTATTAATCAGCGCAAAATACTGCGCCACTTTCAGCACGGCAAGACGGATTTCAGCGGGCAGCGGCACATACTCCGCAAGCGGCTTCTCAACTCGCTTCTGTATATTCGCTTCCGCTTCCAGAATGTCCAGTTTCAGCAGTGTATCAGCGCGCTCTTTTACCGCTTCGAACGCGCTGTAATCTTTTAGTTCTAGTGGAGTAATGATCATGAAATCACTCCTTTGTTTTCTTGTTTTTTGACTCTTCCTGTTCTTCCTTCTTGGAATCTTTCACTTCTTCCAGGTCAGAATACAATTCTAAAAGATCATCACGTTCCTTTGCAGTCACTTCGACAGGTTCTTGAGCATAGAAAAAACGTCCTCCGCCAATGTGTAGAACGCCTGTTTTTTGTTTGTACTGTACTTTAGCCAATATTTATCATCCTTTCTTAAAGTTTTTCACCAGTCATGTACGCCACTGCTTCTACTTCGCGAACAACAGCGTCCAAGTATGAGTACAACACGTGATATGTCGCATCTTTTGCAGCAGCAGTCGCACCGTCAGCTGTACGAATATAACGTAACTGGCGTGTGAATACAGGCTTCAAGTTAGATTTCGGTGTCAACGCAGCAAAACCGCCTTGCATTTCTGCAACGACTTCTACTGGATATCCAGCAAGACGAGTGATTTTCCCATCTTGTAGAACTGCATCACCAAAGCCAGTCTGACGATTTGAAATCAGCGCCACAAGCTTGTCATTGGTCTTTTGTGTAATGAACCACGTGACATCCGAGAAGCTTTTGAATCGCTCCGGTAACAGTTGGATATGATGCACAAAATCCATGATAGTGGGTTCTGCTGCAACCAATTCCGTTTTATACGTCGATGCTTTCATCTTCTTAACGAAACCATCTAAAATTGAAAGGAATGGATCTGGTGTGCTAAGCGGCTCTTCTGCATCCACATCTCCATTAAAGATTAAATCTTGCAGATCGACCGCAAATTGCTGCTGAATCATGCTGATGATTTTCTGTTCCGCATTATCCCCACGAGCAGAAACAGAATAGAATACATCATCATTTTGTAACCATTCATCCCACTTCAGCTTCTTAACTGCATATGGGATCTTTCGGCTGGCAATGGATCCTGTGCCTGTTGGCAAGTCATCCTTACCCGCTTGACGAATACGACGGCGTCCAACACTAAGCGCGTCCAAGTTACCTGCAGCTACATTCCGATAAATCGGCAATAGTTTTGGTAACGTAGAAGCCATATTGATCGTATCAACCAGGAATGCTTCTGCATCACTGATCGCCATCGGAATATCAAGATTTTTCTTGATGCTTGCTACTGTTGATTCTTTGTTTAAAATTGTCTGATTGCTCATCGGCATATCATTTTCCCCCTTTTACATTAACCGAAATGGCGCATGTATCCTTTTTGAATTGGTGCTTCACCTTGATGATTGTCTGGATCCGCTTGATTTGAAACCCCTCTTGCTTTTTCGACCGCTTCTAAACGATTTGAAATAGGCTCCATCGCTTCTTTCAGCACTGCTTTGAACGATTCAAGCTCAGCGTTCTCTTCGACTGCTTTCGGTTCTGGTGGTGCTACCTCTTTCTCAATCGCATCTAGTCGCTCTGTGATAGGCGCCAGTGCTTCAGTTACTGCTTTTTGAATGTCTTCTGCTTTCATGTCCTCACCCTTTCGAATTTTTTCAGGTTTGATCTCTAATGACTTTGCAATATCGTCAGTTGATTTAATCTCTTGCAATATTGCCAGGAAATCTTGTACACCAGCTTCCAGTCGTTCGAAATCAGTAACGTCTGGTGTCCGATTTTCCCACAGCGAATCATAATAGGTACTCTCAATACCATCCCAGACAGCCCAAAGATTACGGCGCTTCTGGTTGTCCTCATAATGGTCACGGACCTCGCCTTTTTGGATCTTTTCGCCAGTAAAGAAGCTTTTCAGCAAATTAAAAAAGCCCTTCATCTCCGTGTCGTCTTCCGACTTGGAAACAAGCTTTTCATGTTCTTGCTTTTCGATTGTCTCGGCAGTGCCAGCCAGTGAGTATCCCGTGAATTCACCTTTTTGGATAGCTTCCCAAATTTCATCAGACGCTTTTGTCACGAGCACCCATGAACCTTTAGTGATCGCCTCTTCGCCAATCGTCATATCGACAGGCGCGATATATGACTCGACCACTTCGCCGACACCCGCTTCGAAGTCGTGCTGCGTGTCGATGTTGCGAGCATCTTTCATAAAGCCGTGTGCAGCCTTCTCGATTTCAGCAGCTGTCATGAAGTCTTCATGTGAGTCAATCGTATCTGGTTCATACACAACGCCGTAAACGAGCTTTTGCGCGTCCTCGTCTTGTTTATTGACAAACACCTTCACTTCTTTTTCGAATATTGGTTTTTCAGCCGACTTTGTGAGGAAAAACTGCTTCTTGTTTGCACCCTTGTCCACATATGAGACGTGCGTTATGTTGGCGTTGATTAGTTCTCTAGGCAATGTTATTCACCTCCTTTCAGTCATCGCGACCGGCTAAATTGAATGTAATTGCAGCCTCGCCAATTGGTTTGCCGTCTACATAAAACGTTCCAGCAGCGCGTCGGAAAAGCTGTTTTTGAACAGTTAAACTTCTCTCTGCCAGCCGCCTTGACAAGTCACTGCTTTCCATAAGGCTTCTGTATCCACTCATGAATACTCATCTCCTATTCATTCATTTCTGCCAGCACCTGCTGCCGGATCTCTTCTTTTTCTTCCGGACTCAATCGAATAATATCTTGATTCACGACCGGACCGATGACGCAGCCGCAATTCACACGATTCTTCGCGCTAAATGTTGTATCCCGCGGATACATCCCAAACTCGCCATCCACCAAGAACAACTCATCTACCCCGACCACTTCGCCATCCATTGCTACATGGGAAGGACGCGGCACGCTCTTCTTTGAGCCGCTATGCTTCCACTTCTTTCCCTCCACTGCAGGTGATTGCATGAATGATTCCCAGTTCGCCTGACTAGATGCTGCCAAAATTTCAGTACGTGCAGTGGCTCTAGCTCTCTTACGATCAAATTCAGGTAAATCCTTCAATCGCAATTCGGCTTGCTGAATCGACTCTCCATTTTGAATAGCGGCTATCAACTCAGATTCAATCGCCTTGTGTGTGTTCAGCTGCATGATTTCCCCTAGTTCCGTAGACCAAGACTCCACCCAGTTCGTTGTCCGTTTTGATAATGTTTGGAATGGCACATCTTCGTCAATCGACTCCATAATGACTTTGGCAAGCCCTTCCGTGGTTAACGTCAAAAAAGTGGCCGCTTCCACACCGTATAGTGCCGCGAATTCATCAGCAGCAAATAGATTGCTTTGGAAGTAGTTGAGCATAGCCCCCAATGTTATCTGGTCATCTTTAGAAACGAACGTTTGAAAAGCATCGAGAAAGAATTTCCGCTGTTGTCGTAGTAACTTTGCAGTCAATTTCTCGAATCCTTCTACAAGTTCTGGTATCTTGCTTAATTCTGGTATGTCATCGGGCAGAATGTCTGCGATATCCTCTTTGCCTTCCTCAGCTTTTCGAATGAATGTATCAATACTTTTGAGCAGTTTGTCTGCATTACTCATGACCGCATCGACTCCAAAACATCCCGCATGTCTTTCAGTAGGTCAATTAGGCTTTCCTGCTGATTTTCTGATTTAAAGATGCCATGAAGTCCATCGGATACATCAGACTGACTTTGCATCACTTGCATTGGCAAATCATATTCTTCAGGAAGGAACTCAACCTTTCTTCCGAGCACTTGACCAAGAAGCGGACGTAAATCATTCGGTGCCACTGCTTTCGCTTGAATAAATGGACCGAGAACTTTCGCAATTTCCACCGGATCATGGAAGTCTGCGCCTTTGATAGACAACTTCACATAACTGAATTCAAGTGGCTCCAGAAACAGAGTGTTCAAGATTCGCGCTAGAGTTTTCCTCTCCGGCTGGAATACTTGCTCTTCCGTTACCTTACGAGCCGTGTCAGCTGTCGCTCGGCTGAACTCCTGCGCTTCTCCTGTGTAAAGTGGAGGCAAGCGGAAGGAAGAACGAATTTTCTGCCGTGTGTTCTCGTCATACTCCAAGAATAGCGCATCCTGTTGCAGCACTTCAGCCAGTGATTTAATTTCAACTTTAGCTGGCGTTATTTTCTCTTCGCCGTTCGTTGCTGTTTCCGTTGCCATCCCCTGAACCTCCAGCAGCAAAAACTTATGCGCGTTGTCAGTACCAGATAAATCATCCATATAACCTTGTAACGCTTGATAAGATGCATCATCCAATTGACCGTTACTCACAGTGATAGCTGCAGGTATATGCCGACCATTAGTGAAGTACATCAGATTCAGTTCTTCCGCTTTACGAGCACCATATAGACTTATCAGATTTCCAAGCCAACGCGGTTTACCATACGTGTCACTGCCTATTTTAAAGTGATAAACTTCAGTAGCGCGTAAGTTTTCAGGTGTATTTTCATCAAATTTGCCTGTTTTAAGGTTCATGATGCGTGGATCACCGTACTCTTTGAAATACACTTTTTCTTGATCAATCATCTGGACATAGCGACGGAATCTTTTAGAGCGTATCACTTTCTTTTCTACGCCATACTCCAAGATGATGTACTCCACTTGTACAGGCTCCGTCTTTTTGCATACACGCATATATTGAGCATCTACATACTCAATGCCAACAGGCAATCCCACACCGTCACGGATAATCTCAATATAGCCATTCCCTGTTTTCTCGCGGTCTTCCAAGACGTAGCCAAGAATCAGCTCAGGTGATTCATCCAGATTCAGATAGCGAATGAACTCTCCAAGTCTTGTATTTTCTTTCTCTGCTTGCTCTTTGACACCTTTCTCGACTTCATCTGAATTAATATCCAACTTGTATTCAGACTCGACACCAAAGCCGACTATATTCGTTTTATATGCATCGATACATTGCTGCAAGATAGAGGAATATTCACCCATCAACCTTAGTTCAGTCAGATTGTATGGAGGAGTTAGAATATCAGTTCCATATAACCCTTCGAAATCATCTTTATGAATCTGTTTGGTTTCAGGTGAAACAGTAGCTTTAACTACTCTTGCTCGTACTGTTGATTCTGACAAAGTTTATCTCCTCCTTCCTTGCGGGCGGGCTGATGACGGCCGCCCTTGTGCTTCTTCTTTTAGATCTGTTACCTCATATCCGTCTAGTCCATACCATATGGCTTCAAATGTGTGTGGATCTATCCCGAATTCATCAGGAATGATATTACCCAGCTTATCCGTCGCGTATACCAAGTCCTCCATCTCGTGAATGGTATTTTCGCATTGGTCAGAACAGATGATTTTCTTGAATCGCTTCATCTTTTTAGTGTTCGCTAGACGAGAGCCTGGAAACTTATGAGCACCTTTAATGTTCAGACCTTGTTTTTTCAAATAGTAAATGGTTTTGGGTTCTGCTGAATCCGCCACAATTCGTTCTCCTGATGCCTCGAACTCTTTCAGGTCATCGAATAACTGTACGTCATCAATGCCCCGCTTGTAGTACTCCCAATAGATGTAAAGATAATGCTTTTCCGTGTCCACTACCATCCGAATAACAGCATTGTAAGAATCTACAAATCCGAAGTCCATACCAACTCGGTATATAGGTTTCCGGATCTCCTGCATGTCCTTCATCACTTGCTCATGCGGCACGATTTGGAACTGTGGAAGCACCCGCTTTCCGTTCACGCCAAAACGACCTTTCCGAGCAATCCGGTAAAGGTCAGGATCATATTCTTTCATCTCTTCCAGCTGCTCAATGTAGCTGTCGGGAAGGAACAGGTTATCATCCGCTGTCGAGTGGTGATAGTATGTGTCACCGACAATCATTGTGCGTTCCCTGTACAGGTCCTTGTCATCCAACACCAGACGTTTGTTCATTCTATCTTGGAAGAAGTGTAAATAGGTCCAGTTGTTCTCTCCAACCGGGTTAGTAGACAGAATCATATGCAACTTGAGCGATGGATGTCGCAGACGACCAAGTAACTCTTTGAAGCCTGCATACTTAACTTCTGAACATTCTTCCAACCAGATCAGCGACACGTTGTTAATGGACTTCAATTTTTCTGGACGGTCCATCCCTTTAAATATGATTTTAGAACCGTTAGGGAACCTGATTTGCATCGGTGACGTTACACAACGAATACGGTCAGACAACCCCAATTCTTCGACGATCTCACTTAATAAGGAGAACGTTGAATCTCTGTGAGTGTCGTACACTTCCCGAATGACTAATGCGGTCCGCTTTTCTTCTATTAGCTTTAGAATGATTTTCAACGCTACATGGTAGGATTTACTGGACCCGTAACCACCGACTAAGAAATGAAACTTCTGGTTCCAATCAAAAAGAAAGTCCTCAAAATGCGGGTTTGCCTCTTTTAGCACAACAACCATCAGCGATCACCCTTTCGAGTAATCATGATTTCGATTGGGCCTTCATCATCGTTGTCAGTGAGATTGTCGATTTCAGCACGCGTCTTGTCTATACCGGTTTGCATGGCTTCTAGCTTCAGCAAGCGTTCGTCATTATCATGGGCCATGTCACAGAATTGCTTAATGGATGTACGAAGCTCGCTGATCGCTCGGGATTGCGCGTTCATAAACGTAGCGTGACGTTCCCAAGCAAACTGGATCTCGTATTCCTGCTCGACTGGCACCTGAATCTCTTTGCCTTCAGCAGAGATGGCGTTCTCAACTTTCAGCTTCTTCAGCTCTTTGGCCGTGTCTTCCTGGTCACGAACGAACATGATCTGCTGTGCTCGGATGATGGCAGCATACTGAATCATGATTTGGTCCCACAGTAAATCTGCCGGATTGTCCTTGTCCATCATGCCCATGATTGCCAGTGTCTCCTGCGGGATGTATCGGCTGAACAGACCGTGCTTTAATGCAGCGGTGTTCCGTTCTGTAAATTGGTTCTTCGGATTGGGGTTGCCGCTACGGTTGCGCCGCCCCTTCTCACCGCCATTAGATGATACTCTTTTCATATTACTCCCTGAATCGTCCTTTGCATCGGTTGCAACTCTCTTACCTTTCTTGGTTGCATCGGTTGCATCCCTCGACCATCCCTCACGACTGCGACGACTCTTTAGTGTTCCCTCTTTTACACCGTGCTTTTCAGCCAGTGCTTTGAAGGTGATTTTTGTTGTTTCCCACTCTCTCTGAATCTCTTCCCAATTCGTCATCTACATCACTTCCGCCTCCAATATTTTCAGGCATAGAAAAAGCACCTCCGAAGAGATGCTACAAATTTTTAATAATTTCTCTTGTTTCGATTTCAATCGATATGTCACGAGTGAGTTGTACAATTGATTTTCCATTCTCAAACTCTGCAACAGTGCCTCTGAATTGTTTTATGCTAATGTTCATAGGTTCTACTGCAATTGTAGGATCTACTAAGAGTTCAGCTATATCCCTTAGAATATCAGCGCTTTCCTTTCGCGTTTTCATCTCATCCGTATTTTCGTTTTCCGGTACCATGAAATTCTCTCCTTTATTTTCAGGCATAGAAAAAGCACCTCCGAAGAGATGCTTTCAGCTTACTATTGCTTTTTTATCAATATAGGTTGTTCCACTCTCTTCAAACAGGTTGCCGTTTATTATACCGTAAACCTCCAAGTGGCCTCCAGAGTTTATCACATCTCCATTAATTGTACCGTTGATTTTCACAGAAGAATTTGATCGTAATAATAAATCTCCAACAACCATACCACTAATTAAAAAAACATTATTTTCAGCCACGACGACTTTTCCTACTATCATTCCGCTCAGCCTTGTGTCTTCAGATATCTGAACATCATTTTCGATCTTCCCATTCAATACTCTCACGTCTTCACCTCCCACTGACAATATTCGTCAAAGAAGGTGAATTTCCTCTTTTATTACCGGTTACATATAAGACGACAAGAGTCGTTTAACTATTCAAAAGTATTGGCTAAAAGTTTTTTAATTGGATGTTTCTCTCTTTTCTAATCGCCAAATCTGCATCAGAACGGCCTTCAAAAATGTAACAAGATAAAAGCCTTTCGTCTATTACTTTTCGCGGAAATTTCTTTTGGTATTCCAAGTAATTGTCAATAATACACCAGCACTTTATTCGTTTTTCAATACTCTCTTCGGAGGGATTCAAAGAAAAACTATTAGAAATAGCTATGAGAGTGTTTAATTCATCATCACTTATGTCAGAATAATTGTTTCTAGCAAATTGACTCAGACTCCACAACTCACCAAAATGTTTATCTTCATATTTTAATTTAGCGATTAATTCATATATCTCTTCACTATTGTAAAACCATTCACCGAACTTATGGTGTTCTGTAAATTTTCGATGTAAATGAAACTCTAATCTTTTTCCGCCTGTCGTTGTATGTAAAACTCTCAACTTCTCAGGGTTACCTGTCTGTAGTGCTTTAATTCTTTTTGAAACATTTGAAGCCGAACCAATTTTTATTGGTCCTCCTATTTCAGCCTGAACAAAATAGACATAATCCCAATTATTATCTGTTTCAATGTCCAACCAAATCAAATACTCATCCCCTTTTAATCCATATTATTCAGATTAAGGGGGAATTAGTCCTTCTAATGACTAAGACCGAAGGTGATTTCCGCACATTTTACAGCACGAAAGCAGAGCGAACTCACGCCCAACCTTCCGCGCCGACCTGCCTCCCAGTTTACACGCATTTTTTAGTCGCGGTCAAAATACCAGTTATTTGTCTACTTTGTCTCATTTGTCGCACGATTTCTGTCTTTTGCCGTTGCACGAAATCCTTTGATACATTCAGATGGAGAGCGATTTGTCGATATGTCATTTCGTCCAGCAGACAATCATAGATAATTTTTTGTCTTTCATCTTCTAAAATGTCTACAGCCGATTCTAAAGCATACACATACTTTTGATAGTCCTCAAGACGCTGGATCTGTCTCTTTTCACGTAAGTCCATTGCGTCCATCTCAGCAATACTTTTCCCTTTGCTACCTTTTGGCATAGCAGCGTCGATTCCATATTGAGCAACACCCCATGATTTCATCGGAAAAGTTGTGCCGTATATAATCCGTTGCAGTCGTCCGATCTCATTTTTCATCCATCTGTAATCTCGAATAAGCTGTGTTATTTGCTCCATCTGAAATCCCCCTTTTTATCGTCTACGAATTGCTCCACCTGGTCCACGTCTGTATGTATCTCGATTCGTTCCCATCATCTCTTCCCAATCACGTCGGTTCATCTGTTCTATTTTCTTGTTCTCTCTATCGTTTTTCGCATTAATACGCTCTCTATTTCTTTTGCGTTGTTCAAATTCAGCTACCTTCCTAAGTTGCTCTTGCATGCTTTTATTCATTCGTCATCCCTCCAACCGTGAAGGAAGGCGAGAAACGTTGCGCAAATCGCCATTGCTGCGTAACCATGAATAATTGTGTATTTAACGCCAAATTCCGTGAGTACAACAGTTGACAACCTAAACGCAATAGCCGCTTTCGCAATCCAAAACCCAATAAAGTTATAAGTCGCCGCAATAGCAAGTGTTCGTATGATATTTTTCACCATTTTTCATCACTCCTTTTTGAAATAAAAAAAGAGGACAACAAATGACGCAGCGCAATGCTGCAATCAAATGTTGTCCCCGGTTGTTCCAGTAGACTTTTTAATATTAAGAATAAATTTTTTCTTTTGTTCAATACTACATAATACAAAAACTAAATGAGGTGCTAATTTTGTATTACTACAAAGAAGAATTGATTAATCCCATCACCCCTCCCGATAGACCAGATCCAGCAGCAGCTAAAGTCCTGCAAGAAATTCTAGGTGGCCACTATGGAGAAATGCGAACCATGATGCAGTACTTCTTCCAAAGTTCTAATTTCCGCGGAAAAGACACACAATATCGAGATTTACTCCGCGGTATATTTTTGGAAGAAATTGCTCATGTCGAACTCGTGCAAAATACAATCAACCAATTGCTAAATGGCTCTGGCGAAACTGATTTACCAGGGAATAGTGGGAGTAATCATGCGCCGCTTGAAGATGCGGTAAGACATGCAAACCCTCATCATTTCATCATAGGCGCTCAAGCCTCTCTTCCCGTTGATGCCGCAGGAAATCCTTGGAATGGTTCTTGGGTTTATAGCCACGGCAATCTGATTGGTGATTTGCTGGATAACCTAGTATTGGAATCGACCGGTGTCTTACAAAAAACACGCATTTATGAAATGAGCTCCAATAAAACATTCCGTGAAACCTTAGCATTTCTTATAGTTAGAGACAATGCACATCAAAACGCATTCGCTAAAGCGTTAGAAACGCTAGGTGTAGATTGGGGAAAACTTTTCCCAGTCCCTAACTATGATATAAATAAATATCCTGAGTGCAGAAAATACGTGGAATTAGGATATCACAATGCTCAATTCAATTTCCGTTTAGATCCAACTAGAATCGCCGAAATTTATCAAGGACAATCACCAAGTAGAAATGAGGGTGAACTTAAAGTTACTCCTCCACCTGCAGGCTTCCCGGTTCCTTTGATGCCTGATATGCCTAATGAACATAGTCCCGGTATAAGTGATATGAATCGTTAATCGTCTGACCCCAAGTCGTATACTTGGGGTCATTTTTTCTTCAACTTCTTATCTTTTCGTATAGCTCACTTCGTAAAATAAAGGCTTATCATCTTGCCAAGTAATAACTTGCTTTCCAAATCCGTTGCCTGGCTTGTCCACCTTCTCCAATTGACCATCTTTCACTCGATACACCGCATTCTCTTCTAAATTCACCACTGCTGTTTTTCGCACAGGACCCCTCCATGTGTTAATATAGTGTCAGCCATGACGGGGAGAAATCTCTGTCTTTTTTATTTACAAACAACATCATCAATAAAAATAAAATCTTAATTGTTCTTGATTATCCATAGTTGCCAATAAAATATCTTTTTCACTAACATTAGAAATTGACATTTTATGTTCTAACCAAGCAATGTCTTTACCTATCTGGCTTAATTCAGCGAGATCTATTTTCCCTTCCTTGATAATCGTCTTCGGAATAGAAAAAGGATCTTTTACTAATTGAATATCTTTCGGAGTTAATGCCTGAAGTTGCGGCGATAAGAAAAAAGAAATGGTTCCATCAGGTTCCCACATTGCAAGGGCGACTTGATTAATTTCTGCAACTTTTGCTTTTCTAGCTTCTGATAATAAATGGTCTATTGTGATCCTTGCTTTACCCAATTCTTTATACAGAATTTCTCCATTTTTTATTAAAGGGAAAGGAGATGGTTCTAACCATTTTCCAAATCCTCTCGACTTCAAAGAAACAAATACACTTAGCAAGTAAAGAGCAATTAGCATCCCTGTCGTAATAATTGAACCTTTTAATCCTAACTGCTCGTCTGATAAAGGGTGTGCAAGTATATTTCCAAGTATCAAGGCTATAGTAAAATCAAGAAGCCTTAACTGCGCAATTGAGCGGCGTCCCAATAATTTGGTTGCCAAAAGTAAAACGGAAAATGAAACTATTGCACGTAATATCCATTGAATACTTGAAAGATTTTCTTGACCATAAAAAAACTCCACTTATATTTCCACTCCGTTTCTCTTTCAACATTTCAAATTATTGTTGCCATAAAATTTAAAAACATGCGTGTTTCCCATAGGATACCTCTTTGTGTATTACAATGTTGTCAGCCATGACGGGAGAGATCCTGTCTTTTTTTGTTTACGCAAGTTCACTTTTCAATTCGTTTACACAGCCTGGAAAGAACCCTTCCTCAAAATAACCACGATGTTCTTTTATCACTATTTCGCATGGTGAACACAAATAGTAGTTATAAAAATCACCCTCGAATACTCCTGAATTATTTATCGCCTTTTCACCTTTAGGAATCAAATCCTGGCATCCAAGGCATCGGTGGTCTTTCCGTGTCTTATTAACCTTCCTATGATTGTTGAAAGAACTCATTACTACACCCCTCAATTCCCCCACAATCCAAACTTCCGCTGTTCAATCTCACCCTTCATCTCCTGATCCATAACGAGCAATGCCACACTCCGCCTGTTCGTTTTCAGCTCCTTGGCCAAGTCATTAATCGGCACACCGTCACTCCACCTCTCGCGAAAATGAAGTAACTCGCTTTCTTTCCACGTCCACTTGATTTCAATATCTTCCAGAATTAAGATTGTCGGTTCATTTCTTGCGCTGACCATTTTGCTCCCTCCTAGCCACATTTTGCGCATACCGCAATTGCTGAAACATGTACGGGTCATCATAGTTGCCGCCTGATGATAGCCAGTCCGCTATGCGTTGGTGTAAGTCCTGTACTACCGATAACGGCAGTTGTTCTTGCAATTTATTAATTTCATAGATTGGATTTAGTTCCATGATGTAACTCCTGTTGTCTATTTATTTTCGCTCGCTCTTTCCAGTCGGAATTTTTTGTAGTATCCTGACAAAAAAAGGAGTGTTTTAAATGTTTGATTTCACACCCATCGAAGAGGAATTGAAGATTAAAATTGAAGCTCTGGATATGAAAATTGTTTATTTATATTATCTTGAAAAATACTCGATTAGAGAGGTTTCAAGAGAGCTAGGTTGCTCCACCCATGTAGTCAAAGATGCTTTGGTTTATGGCGTTCGCAGTAAAAAGGAAGCCTGTGCATTAAGATCAACTGAAGAATTCAAAGCGAAAATGAGCAAGATAAACACCGGTGAAAAACATCCAAAAGCAAAGCTTACTGAATCCGACGTAATCGCTATTCGCGATAAATTTTCAGAGCTGTTTAATCTTGGGATCTACACCAAAGCTCACATTTACCGGGGCTTAGCTGCTGAATATGACGTTAAAATTCCGACAATACTTTCCATCATTCAAAGGCGTAACTGGAAGCATATTTAACCCAAAACTTGCCACGTTTATTGACTGTCGGACACGTTAAAACTGCAATCACACCAAATGGTGAGTGTAGGCCGCTTCGAGCGGCCATCTCTTTGATGCGTTTCATGTTCCGAACTCAAACCCAAAAGCTTTAATTAAAGTCAAGACTAAAACGGTTAATAATGAATAAGATTCATTATTTATGACATTATTATGAATTCACTTTTTTCACTCATAATTCGACACTCTTTACATATTGAGTCGGCTACTATAGAAAAGGTTGTTGTATTTCAACCATGGCGCAGATGAATCGAGCTAATAATATTGGATGAGAGGGATTGTAATGATCAGCTTCTGGTTAAAGAAAATATTGAAATTGAGAATTGAGTTAAAAAGAAAGGACATGTATAAAAAAGCGAAAAATTTAGGTTTCACACATCCACTAGTAGTAAAATGCAGCCAAGAATTGGATGTATTACTAAATAATTATTTAGATCAATCTGTTAAATGAAGGGAGGAATATTTATTAATCCACTGCGTCACCCCTGATTCCCTCTAATAAACCCAAATACATACGCGGTAATAAAGATCAAACCGCCAACTAAATACACTTCTGTCATTCCCTCACCCATTCCTTATGCTTCAAACGAACGACGATCAACTCTTGTCCGATTGCCTTTTCAAACAGTTTTCTTCGTAGCGGAAAATCTCTGGTAACAGGACCACCCTTCACGTCGATATACTCAATCCAGCCGTTCGTGTATGTAACCTTGAAGTCGGCTGTGTATCCCGCGCCTGTCTTCTCACGCTTGCCTTTGCCGCTACACAATTTACAATTGATTGGTTTACCTGTTCTCTCGCTATCGCGCTTTCCTGAGCCTGTACAACGCTTGCAAACGACTGTGTATTTATCAATGATGGCAAATTGCGGATGCGGTTCGATATCTTCTACGGCTGGATCACGCTTTAGATAGTCGTAGTAAGCAGCCTCTGTCAGTGAATCGAATGTAATCCCATCAACTTCAATGCTTTTCTTGTGAAACTGACGCGACTTCTTCGGTCGTTTGAGTGATTGCCTCATACGCCCACCTTTTCCTGATACTCGATTTCCTCATCCAACGTAATCTGTCTCTTCAAGAACTCCGCTTCCGCCTCATCGTGTTTTCGTTTGCAGACCGGACCGAATCCGACGTTGATGCTTTCCGACGTTTTGAGCGGCTTGTTGCACCGTTTACACTTTGACATGATGTATCTCCTTCCCGTGGTATACCGTTTTTGTTGATTTGTAGTGAAGGTTTCTCGCGCCATTGAACGCGATACCCCTCACTCTTAAACTGATTCACTTCACGATTAGACAAGTGTCCAAAAATGACCAGCGGTTGCTTGTAATCGTCTTTAATTAACATTGCTAACATCTGGATCACTCCTACAAGATTAGTAGCCTGTCGTTTGCCGTTAGTGATTTATCTTATTTTTCGAGTAGTAAGCTTGTTCGATTTGTTCCATCTCGAAGCCGAGCAATTCTCCCAAGCCCACGAACACGCTGAACATAGAGCCGAAAGTTCCTACCGTATCCTCCGGTGGTTCTTTAATGTGGTCTTCAAGTGCGTGGGCTTGAAACATTAACCTGGAGATCGTATACGTAATTTTGTCATTCGATTTCATCGGGAATACATAAATATCCTCATGTGAAAGTTCAATCCCAATCGACAAGATAAAATGCAGGCAGTCCACGTATTCTTCGAGGAGTGGGTTCTTGTCGTACTTTGCTATGCTCGAAAAACCATTTTGACCGTGCTGTTTTTCTTCATGGTGAGAATACGCCTTAGTACGCGGCTCCCGGTTCTCGCTCCAAAACTTAAACCCGCGCCATTCATTCGCTAATTCTCCCAACTCCACCTGCAACGCCAGAATCTTTTCTGGTAGCAAATTCTGTCCTTCCAATCCCTTTTCCTTCACAATCCGTTTGTCCAATATGTCTTGCGTTTCAAATAATCTAGTTAAATTCATCTTCATTATCTCTCCTTCATCCATCCGTCAAATTCTCGATTCGCACAATCCGAACATAATCGACTGGTGCAACAATAACTGTGTACCTGTGCGACTTGCTCCCGTCCGCAGATGTGACATTCGATGGTTTTTGATACATTCCTCGATCGCTCTGCTTTGATTGCTCGTATAGCCTTACTGTTTCCGCTTCTGATTTTCAACGTCATGTTGTTGTCCCCTTTCAAAGTTTCATAGATTAAAAAGGCAAGTCGTCTTTTTCTGCATCATAAGTCGGCGCATCATACTGTTGTGCTTGTCCACCATAGCCGCCTTGCCCTGTCTGATAGCTCGATTGAGTATTTGTCTGTCCTTGTCGATTCGGCTGTTGTGAAGCTTGTTGTGCGTTATTTGCGTTGCTTGATTTCGGTTCAAGGAATTGTGTACTTTCTGCAACGACTTCTGTCGTGTAAACACGCTTGCCATCTTGTCCCTCGAAACTGCCAGTGGTGATACGGCCGTCTACTCCCGCGAGACTGCCTTTCTTCAAGAAGTTCGCTATGTTCTCGGCTTGTTTTCTCCATGCTACGCACTGAATAAAGTCCGCCTGTTGCTCTCCACCCTCGCTTTTAAACGGACGGTTGCAGGCTAATGTAAACCTGCATACCGCGACACCACTTTGCGTATACTTCAATTCAGGATCTTTCGTGAGACGTCCAACTAAAACGACACGGTTTAACATTGCGCCACCTCTACCTCTGTAATAATTCGGTGATTTACCCATACATCAGAAACATATACCTGCATATCATCTGCTCGGTCTGAGATAAAACCCCCGTTGCCTATTTTGCCGTGAACTTCATATCTACCAGATTCTAAAATCAGTTCCCCACCGTCGTTGTACATGTCGACATGCAACTCAACAAACTGTTTAGCATTTCCAATCATGCCGTCATCCCCTTCCTCATAGCCATAGCCGCCTCTGCCTGTTGCAACTTGATTTCCAATGCGTCCATTTCGCGTTTAATCTTCTGCCAGTCGACTTTATCTGGAAGCGGAACCGTATAGATCCCGCTGTTGTTTGTCCATGTCATTCTGCATCCTCCTAGTAAAATAGTTCATCTCGATAGTCATGATCTGGCGTGAAGATCTCTATCACTTCTGCGTTTTCACTCATTCGCGAGACAGATCGTGCGCCAATTACTTTTTTTAATGATTCTTTGTCGAAGTTGGTTGTGTACACCGTCGACTTACCTTTTCGTAAATCAATCAGGCTAACCCATTCGCCGCTCGACCAAGATAATTCATCAGCTTTTCTTGTTTCGACTCCCACATCATCAATAATCACTATGTCGAATTCCGAAAACTGCTTTTCAAAACGTTCCTGTGCTACCTGATTGCCAAACATGCTCTTTAGCTTGTTGAACAACTTCTTGGATTCGATGAAGGCCACTTTCTGACCTTGATGCTTGAGCGTTCGCGCAATCGCTTTAGAAAGATGGGTCTTACCTGTTCCTGGAGTTCCAGACAAGCGTAGGTTCTTCGGCTTCCCCTCTAAAAGTTCCTTTACATAGGCGGTTGCCTTTTCCTTAGCTGCTGTCGCTTCTGGAGTCACATCTTCAAAGTTCTTGAATCCTGCCTTGTCATCTGCATCGATGTAGTACCAATCACCGTCCACTACGTCTTGGCGCTTCTGAATCAACTGAATTCCTACGTCTTTTGCGTGAGCTAGTTTTTCGCAGTCATGGCAGATTGGCCAGACATTCTCTTGTAACCAATCTCCGTTATAGCAATACACCCACGCTTGCTTTGTGTTGCGCTCACATCTAGGGCATTTAACATTTTCCATTCGGACTTCTGATACGCCTTGCACATAGTCAGGGTGTATCTTGAAAAATAGATCTTCCACCTTCCGAACTCCCAACCGCTCGAATACCGTTTCAAATGCACTAACCAATTTAACCCCTCCTAGTAAGGTAGATCCGTGTAATCAATTTCCTTTTTGTTCTTTTGGTGCTCTTCCACCATTCTTCTTTGTCGTTCCAAGGTTTCTGGTGAAGCTTCAAAGAGTGAGTGAACAATTCCTCTGGATGGATTACTATTAGCTTTACGCTTTTCATCATTCTCTACATCTTCTATAGTTTTGTAGTTTTGAGTTTTCCAACTGTCGACGATCGCTCTTGCGTATTTGAATTTATTATTCGCGTTAGCTTCTACTGATTTTTTCAGAGCTAGCAGAACTAACTCTGAATTACTCTCGTCAACCAGATATCCGATTTGCTGACTAACATACGGTGAAATCAATCCAATATTTTGTTCGTGAAATTTGATGACTTCACCGAAATATTCGTCAACCATCAGCAACCCCTTGTTGTTGTCTTTAATACTTTCTTTATAGTTATCTTTAACCTTTCTTTCTTGGGTATCGTCTTGCACACTAGTACTAGTATCGTTCTGTACACTAGTGCTAGTAGCACCTTGCACACTAGTATCAGTATCGACTCGCACACTAGTATCGTTCTGCACACTAGTATCGTCTTGCACACTATTAAATATGGTGTATTTCTCTATTTTCCATGAGTTATAATTCTTGTTGAACATGTAAGAATTAGTTGCATTCGCTCCACCTTGTTCTATTTTTACTATCACGTTAGATTCGACTAACTTCTTCAGGGAATCATTTATTCTTGTTCTTCCTAACCCTGTATGATTCATAAGAAAAGTCAGTGATAATTGATGGGATTTCCTCTGAAATCCGTAAGTGTACCGCCAAACACACATGACTATTTTCATTTCATTTAAAGTGAATTTGTATCTTTGCACCGACTCTAAAATCTCGTTAGCTATCCTCGTAAATCCATTTTCAGTTTGTGGACTGCTCAACCACCTCACATCCTTTTTTCGTTATTTCTAAGCTACATACACTAACTTCCCAGTAGCAGCCTGTACCGCTTGTTTAAATTCGATTCCATTACTGTTTGAATCAGATAGATGTAGCAAATGAATCTCCTGGACTCTTGATAGATCGTTAGCTTTCAAAAAGACCAATAGGTTTTCGAGCGAGAAATGCGAATTCATTATTCGTTCTGCTAGAAATAGTGGTATAGATCCGTCCGCTATCTTCCGATTAATTATTTCTAGTGAGTAGTTACATTCGATAAGTAAATGTGTAATTCCAGTAAATTTATACTTAATGTAATAAGTGTCGCTGGCGAACAATATACGTTCTCCACCTTCACTTTCAATCAGGAATCCGAAAGGTTCTGCTGCATCATGTTGTAAATCAAAACCAAGTACCTTCCAAGAACCAATCTGCACAGCCTCTTTGTTTTTCATGGTCTTTATCCGGTGGTGCTCGATGCCTATAGCGTCCTTAGTGCCTTGCGACATATAAATGTCTAGCCCTCGATTCGCAACGTCTTGCACAGCCTTACAGTGATCTTTGTGGTCATGACTCACAAGAACCGCTTCTATTTCGCTAGTTTTGAAATTTAATCCTCTTTGAATGTCCTTAAACGAGATGCCGCATTCTATAAGCAAGGAAGTGCGGGAATCGCTAATGTGATAGCAATTCCCCGTACTTCCTGTTGCGAGTGTTTGGATCGTAATCATTAGAATCCAGGCCCATCCGACGTGACTGTTACTGGTTCAGGTTCCTTTGGTGTCGATTTCTGTGTCGGTACCTCTTTTGCAGGTTGGATGATTTCACCAGTTGTCGGTTCAACAAAATCCAATACTTCTTTATTCGCATTTTGGTCAATTTCATGTTGTGGATTGATTTCGCGTAAAGGTTTATCGTCTTCAAATTCGTTTTCTGTCGTGCGATTAATTGCACCAATGAATAGATCGCTGTCATCTGAAGTATTGATAAACGCTTTAGACGCTCGATTGATTACAGTTCGTTTCGCCATCTCTTGCGGATACTTGTTTTGTACAGTCTGCATAGATGATTGGGACCATGATGTTTGAATTTCTGCCATGGTCATCACAGTCAGGAATTGCACGCCATCATCTCGCTCGATAATGCAATAAGCCCCAAGAATGTCTTCTTTCTTTCCGGTAGCCGCCATCCAGTCAACGCTATGAGATTTAAAGGCTAGTTGTCCTCTCTCGTTGTACTCCACGTTGAATTCTTCGCCTTTCCAGATGACGTTAGCCCATACATCCTTTACACCGTTCAAGCGCTTTAGCACCGCTTGTGTGCCGTGGTATGAACGAGTGAACTGCATTTTGTCACCGTATACGATGAAATAGCCTTGATTCTTGGCTACACTCAATGCCTGGATCGCCATATCTTGAAGGGAGAATGCAACACTTTCTGGCGTCGCACTATCCATCAAAGATGTTTTCTTTTTGAAATCTACTTCTGTAAGCTTGAAATAAGCCGCTTGTACCGCATTCACAATGGAGTAGTTTTCAGGGATGTTAATCTGATTGTTTTCAACCATTGCTTTCACTTTGTTGGCGACCTTAGTCACCAGTTCGTTTTTCTTTTCTGCTGGTTGCATTTGTTGGGTTTCTTGTAGTTGGTTAGTCATTTATTTTTTCCTCCTTATTAACTTCTTTTCTTTCTAGTAGAGTTACCGATCCTGTATATTCACCGGAATTTATCATGGTAAGAAATAACATCCGTTCCGTCAGGGAGTTGAACATAATTGTGTTTCTCCCATGTCTTCCTGAAAGCGTCACTCCATATTTAGTCGTTTCCATTACGCCACCACGCTTTCTTCATTCGACTTCGTTTCAATCCGCAATCGCTTGTCTGGCTCTGATACAACCAAACTGATTAGCTGGGAATCTGTGTCCGCAATGCGTGTGACTGCTTCGGCATTGTCCACAAATATCGGGACTCTGAAGCCGTAATGATTTGATAGAGTTCGGATAATATCCAAGCCGACATTGATCTTCGCTGCGTTGTTAAGTCCGGAACCATAAGGGACACCTTTATACGTCGTTTCACACACGTCAACCAGAGTTCCATCAACTTGTTTGTGAGTTAATTTAAAGCGTGCAATCTTGAATTTACTGTTGATTTTCTCATCCAACATATCTACTTTGATTCGAGTAAATTCTTCAATCAGGAATAATTCCTTTTCAACATTTTCGAAATCCTTCGCGAGTTGTTCCTGTTGCTCTTCCAGTTCAGCAATGCGCTTTTTGGACGTTTCCGCCTGTTCATGTTTTGCGATTTGTCCGTTCAGTTCGGAGCGCTTTGCTTTGAGTGTAACTACTTCCTTCTCGATTTCCGCAACAGCTTCAGTTGCATTCGCCTCGAGGGATTTGATTTCTTCTTGGACAGCGGACATTTCCGCAACCTTGTCCGTGTACTTAGGGTTCGTTCGAGCGTTCTTCACTTCATCGCGCAATTCGTTTAGCTGGATGTTCAGCTTGTTGATCGACTCTTCTTTCTTCGCAATATCGTCTTGCAGTTGCGCAACGACTTTCTCTGATTCCGTGATTCGATTCAGTGTTTCTTCTTTGTCTGCCGCAATCGCTTTACCCATCTTTCGGATGTGCTCTAACTTGCTGGACTTTATGGTGTTAAACTCCGCTACCGCCTTATCTCTAGCGGCTGCCAGTTGCTCTTCTGGTATGGCTTGTCCGCACGTCGGACACTCACACGCTTCTTTGTGTTCAAGTTGTTTAGCGTCCTCCGTCGCAAAGTCTTCCCGTAAAGCGACCAACTTCTTGTCAAACTCGACTACATCTTTTTTACCTACATCTATCTGATGGTTTGCATCATCCAGTTTTCTTTGCATAATCGCTTGATTGGATTTCTTTTCTTGGATCTTAGCGGTCACCTGGTAGCCCTTGTCAGTTGCTTCTGATTCCAGTTCGCGCTTGATGGACTCAAGATCCATTTCAATCTGTCGTAAATCGTTCTTTTTATTCGTAACAGCCGAACCGTTTTTAATGTTGTTGATTTGAGTAGATGCCGCATCAATCTCTTTTTCTACTTTTGCGATTTCTACTTCTATAGAAGAGACATCAATACTCCCTTCCGAAAGCATGTTATTAATCTCGCTGATTCTTGTTGGAATGCTTTTGATTTCATCATTGATTTTCTTCTTCTTAGCAGCAATCACTTTTTTGTGGTCCTCGATTTTTCGACCATTCAGAATGCCGGTCAATTCTTGTAACTTTTTGTTAGCAGAAATAACTTCTTCATCAGTTAAATCTCCGGTAATATCCAAAAGCACTTCGCGTCGCTTCTCCCACTTGAACTGCTCGTTGAAGTAAGTAGGTGAAGTCAAAAGCTTAAATACCTCTTCGTCAATCAATTCTTTAATTGCCTCGTTGTATTTCTTTTCTGGTGTTGGGACTTCATCAATGAAGTATTTGTTTTTGTTTCCTTTAAACGTCACTTCAAGCGCATTTCTCTTTTGAGTCCAGTCCTCGTAATGAACTTTTTTCAATACCATCGGGTGACCGTCTACCAGGAACGACGCTTCAACTTCGTGTTCCAAGTTGTTCATTTCTTGACCGTCAGGCGTCAGTGTTTTAAGAGAGAACTTCGTTTGGTTTTGGCTGTTTTTGTTGAACAAAAGCCACAAAAACGCATCGTACAAAGACGTCTTACCTGTTTCGTTATCCCCGAAGATTGTTGCATCGTTACCGTTTACGTTGAGTTCAAATTCCTTGATCCCCTTGAAGTTCTTCAATGTGAGATTCATCAATTTAATATTTTTCAAAATGTTCTCCTCCTTGTGATTTTCGGGATTCCGCGCTATAATAGCGCCAAGTAGTTTTATAAGGAATCCCGAACTCGCTGCTCTAACAGCGGGTTTTATTTTTGTTCTTCTTCGACCTCTGCAACTGATAACTCGTGATAGCAGTCGTCGCACGTTTGTGGGTATCCGACTTCATTTCCGATAAACTCACCACAACGTTCGCAACACACGCCCCCGATAATCATTTCAGCGTATTCACCCATTCAAATCGCCTCCTCAAAACGAATGATTTCCGCGTCTTTACGAATCGCATAGACCTTCATGTGATCACCGTAATTGTTGTAATACGTTTGAGCAGCATCCAGTACACTGTCTTCAAATGTCATCACGTAGACCGAATCGATTTCTTGCATAAAGACGATTTCCCACTGGTACGTTTTCATCTTCTTCACACTCCTCTCCAAGTTGGTGATCAGCATCTTCCCATAACCGCCCAATCATAAATGCGATAATCGGAAGCATGATGGAACAGATCAGCGCGTATTCGAAATCCGTCATGTCATCAACCCCTTTCTATTCGATGGATGTGAATCCCATCAAGAAGACCAGGTCTACGAGTTTCCAATTCGCAGTGGAAATGATCCAATGGCTAACCAACCAACCTGAGCTTCTTGATAGGAGCCAAAGCTCCCAATCTGTGGTATACTAAAAGTACATAAATTCTAGTTTTGCCGATTTGACGTTGGATCCGTCAGTCGGCTTTTTTGCGCGTAAATTGCATGGCTTGTGCGTTGATTCCTTGCGCGATCAACTTGGCTGCCAGTGCATGCGTGCTACTGTCTGCGCGCTTCATATGTTGCATAACCCTCACTTGCTTAAACATTTCTAGCAATGTCTCCGCACGGAATACCGCTTCCTCCATGTCGTCGGTCCAGTTACATAACTCCAATGCTTCGATTTGATGCATGGCCATCTTCTTTAAATCAGCTGCTCTTTCAATGTCTGCTCTACGATAATTTGTTAGTTTCATAGTGTCCTCCTAAAATAAAAAGTGAATAGCTCCTACTACCATCGTGCTGACGGTATTGATAATGTCCGGCAATGTGTGCAATACTTCTGTCCCGTATAGGAAGGCAATGCCCAAGTCGACTGTCTGCGTCTGTACTGTCCAATCTCGGAAGATATCTAATGCTGGGTACTTCTCGCCCCGCTCGATTTTTGATACATCTGACTGGTTGATGTTCAGCGCGAATGCCAGCTCCTCTTGTTTCAAGCCTTGACTCTTGCGGCATTGCCTTAAAAATTTCCCGATTTCCATTGACTCACCCCCCTCTCGATATTCCAGATCGGAATATATGCCGTTGAAGCATATAAGCCAGTGTGGAATTTAATACTTTCGCAAGGTGTTGTATTCTAGTAATAGACCTACTCATAACCCTCGTGTTACGCTTCGTACGCAACCTCTGAATCTAGTGGAGCAAACCCCTCCGCTCTGCTAGATCACTTCTAAGCTATCCGTTTAGGGATCCACGCTTCTACGTAATAGATTGCCGATTGTAAATCTTTACGTAGAACATCTTTATATGAAGCAACACCGAAACGGTCTTTAATTTCTCGATATAGTTCACGAAACAGTTTTCTTCTTGCTTGATCTTCACTTTCAATCTCATAAACCCGAGCGCCCACCGCTCTTTGTAATCTTCGTTGCATGCGGTAATCCAACGTCATCTGATTGTCAATCTTGTCCTCCAGCTCCTCTACCTTGCCCTTGATTTCTTCAACTTCCTGAGCAGTTTCCAGTGTTAGCTGCATGGATGCCATCAGTTGCTCTTTGGGTGAAAGTACTTTTGGCAAATGCAATTCCTTCTCCATTTCTTCAAATCTAGTAACATATGCCGCCGTAAATAGAATGCCTTTTTCACCGGTCAATTTATTCGCCACCATGTCACAACCTTTCCGAGTGAGAAGGAAACATGGCCGTATCTCTTTTTTAGCGTCCTGGTACGTATGGGGAATAAAGAAATCTAACGAGCGCAGATCTGCGCCGGTTAAAACACTGATGTAATTACGAATGGAACGAAGAACTTCTTTGTGTTGTTGTTCAACTGCTTCCGCTACATCTCTGCTGTCAGTGACTAGTTGTCCATTAAGTGCCACGACATTTAACTGATTCATAAAAACATCCCCCTTAAAGTAGGTATTTTGTTCCTCCGTGTCGAATAGTGACATTGAAGGGTGGTGATATTAATGGCTACAAACGTTTATGCCTGCTTATGCGGTGATTGGGTAAATCTAAACGATGATCCCGATTGTAAGATGGGTGGGAATTTATCGTCGCCTTCAATTTGGTGGGAAGAAGGTGCAGAAATATGGAGTCCTTTCAAAAGAGCTGTTGAACACACCATGTACCAACTAGACCATGTTCATATTCTTTACAAAGGAAAAGACTATCGAATCAATCCGATGTATCTCCAAATCGTCGAAGGTTAAATTCGACTTCCAAACTTCGTTTCAGTTGCGTCGTGTTGCCAAGCCTCACCTTGGCAGCCTGGCTACTGAACACCATGTCTACTTGTTGCTTGATTCTTCCCCACTCAGAACTTGATATTCCGTTCAACAGATTTACAAGTTCTTCGATTGTTTGCTTTTCCATCCCTCTCACCTCCTACATAGAAGATTCACATCCCTGTTCATCCACTAAAGTTATAAACCAAGTCATAATTACTGCGTTTCTTAATCCATTCGAGCAACTGATCCGTTACAATCTTGGCGTGACCGAAATCATGAGTGACTGGAAAGCCTTGAATTTTTGCTGCACGGTGCACTGTTGTATAACTCACCCCCAGCAAGTCTGCAGCCTCTTGCAATGATAGTAAGATTGGTAGTTGACGTTCGCGCAATGCTTCGGCAACCGCCCGATTTACCGCTGCATTGATAAGCTCATTTAATTCTGTTGCATTTGTTACAATCACTTCTGACATCTTTCTCCCTCCTATCCGACATTGTTTTGTTTCACTTCGTTACATTTCGTATCAAAAAAAATAGTCCAATCAAAACCCATAACTAGAGCAATAGATTTCGCGACATGCACACTAGGGTTTCTATCGCCAGCCTCAATCATAGTGTAGTAGGCGCGTTCGATGTTAGACCGTTCCGCGACACTCTGCTGGGTCAAACCTTTCTTAACGCGCAAATCTTTCAACCACTTTCTCATCTTATCCACCTCCACTTGTTGCGATTCGTTACTTTTATTATAGTATCGTTATGTTACATTGTCAACTTAAAAATTAAATTATGTTTCTTTTCGTTACGTACTATTGTGGTAACACTATGTTACTGGCATATTAAAGGTAGTAGGAGGTTTAAATATGCTAAGTGTTAGGCTTATTTCATTAAGAAAATCCCATAAAAAAACTCAGCAAGACGTGGCTGACTATTTAGGCTTAACTCGCCCCGCTTATACAGCGTATGAACGAGGAAATAGACAACCCGATTATACAATTCTTCAAAAATTAGCAGATTACTATGATGTTACAACTGACTACCTATTGGGGCGTTCTGATAATCCTGGTTCAAATCCAGTAGTAGTCGCTGGACAAGAAATCAATCTAACGGCCGAAGAACTCCAACTCTTCAACGAACTAAAAAAACACCCTGTCATGTTTCATGACTTGGCGTCTGATCCGGAGAAGAAAGTGAGGGAGCTTTTGAAGATGTATAAGATGAAGAAGATGTTTTTGGAAGATGATAGCGAAGAATATGGCGATGGATTTGGGGATTTTGAAGATTAAATGAAGGTAATACCACGGTTTAACCAACCGTGTTTATTTTTACATAGAGTATGGTAGTATCTCACTATGATATTTTTGTGAGACAAACTGATCAGGAGGGGTTTATGTGCTTAAAAGAACCTTAATTACAACGGCTGGAATAATGCTCACCTTATCACTTTCAGCCTGCGGAGATTCATCTGTAGCTACTGAAGATACAAGCGAAAAAACTAATAAGGAAAACCTTGTCTCAAAAAGTAGCGAGTCTCAAAAAAATGAAAGTTTAAATAAGGAAAAGAAAATTGTCGAACCAATTCAATTAATGCCTTCAAGTCAAAATGAGCATTTGAAAGATTATGTAACATCTATAGATAGTCCTTTGATTGAATATCAAGAACAAGAAATTAAAATTATTGGTATCGATTTCGGAAAAAAAGGCATCCCTAGTATATTAGGCATAAAAGAAGTTTCAGGAGAATATATTGGTAGTTTTTCTGTTCTTAAAGGTATGAATTCTGACAGCAAAAGAGATGCTGAGCTCATCTTATTTCTCGAGTTACAATCACAAAAGGATATCGAACCAAGGTCAGGAATACCAGCGGTACTACCTGAAATAGTAGTTACAGATGATCGAGATGATAATGCGAAAGAAGTTGCCAAAGTTCCAAATTCTACTACAGAAGTTTATTACCAAAAGGGAGAAAACGTAATTGCGGCTGTTGGATTCGCTGTGTATTCGGATGCTGAATCATTCGTAATTGACATTGAAGGAAATAGGTTTCTGGTAAATGAATTAAATTATAGAACAAAAGACGAATTTTAAAGGTCGTGAGCGCATGCAGCTAAGACAACACACCGACTACTGGGAGGAACGGGCCGACAAGGTCCTCTCCCATTTTTCATATACATATCCAGATGAAATCGATTTGTATGACATCTGTTGGCGTTACGGTATACGAGTATTGCCCTTGGACTCCCCTTCTATAGAAGGAATAGCAATTAATAAACATTTAAAGGCCTTCTCCATACCGAAGGATCATGCACGACGTGGGACCATCTTCATTAAAGAAGGATTGGACGCTATTGAAACGAAACTTCTGCTTGCGGAAGAGTTCTGTCACTTGTATGCACATCATCAAACACAACTAAGTGTGGATCAGTACACCATCGGCAAGTGTGAGAACCAGGCGAAGCGTATGGCCGCCTATCTGCTGATGCCAGGGGAATTCATTGAAGATGTATATGCAGATGCATATGAAGCACCTGTGGTGATTTCGGACATTGCGGATTATTTTCTGGTGACTGATGAAGTTGCTGCTTATCGGATGGAGTTGGAGTTTCAGCATAAGGTGGATGGGTTTGTTGTGTCGCGTGGGAAGTTGGGGACGTTGGAGTGGATTGAGTAAAGGAGAGATGAAGAATGGCTAAGATTAAAGTAAGTAACCCTATCTCCCCCAAGGATTTAGGGAAAGCTAACAAAGACATTATTGTAAAGAAAGTTTATGGTATAAAGGTTAAAAAGTTCAGAAATATGTTTGATGCAAATATTGAACTATCTGACCGAATAACATTGATTTCTGGTCATAATGGGACAATGAAATCTACGCTTATAGGATTATTCGTTCAAAACTTTAACTCTGACGAAAAGGACCTTTTCGGTGGTGAGTTAAAGACGCAATTTAGGGAAATATTTAAACTTTCTTCAGTGTTCGATAAAGAGAAATATGAATATGATTTAATTATACAAGAAGAATCAGGACTTGATGTAAAAATCCCTGTTTATACTAAACCTAGGAGTAGTAATGATCCAAAACCCAGAATAGTCACTGGGGGTAATACCAAAAACGATGGTAATCTTATATATAATACAAATTATTTAAATTTGAATCGTCTATATTCAATACATACTACAAACTCAAAACCCCTTGAAATTGACTTAACTGAAAAGGAAGAAGACTTTGTTGCAAGGTTTTATAATATTGTTCTACAGAAAGAGACCTATATGAAAATGGAATCTGTTAGTGACAAACAAATAAAGAAAACTTTTGCACCAGCTGGTGGGAAATATAACTATGAATCCATCTCATCCGGAGAAGACAACTTAGGCAGGATTGCAAATAGCTTAATAACTTTCATGAGAATAAGCAAAACCAAGAACGTCCAAGGGTGCTTCAATGGAATTTTGTGTATTGATGAAATAGAAACGAGCCTTCATCCGGTAGCCCAAAAAAATTTATTCAACTTTCTGTATAAATGGTCCAATCAATATAAAGTCCAAGTGATTGTAACTTCACACTCATTACCTTTAATCAGGCATGCAATAGAAAGCGAACAGTTAGGAAAAGAAATTAATACATATTATCTTTCAACTTTATATACTGATCATATAGAGGTAATTAAAAGCCCAGCCTATGAAAATATTTACCAAGAGCTCACTTTTGAATTTACTGATCACACAAAAATAGTCATTCCCAAAATAGATATTCTATGCGAAGATGATTTAGCAAAAAAATTTATGCGATATATGATTTCGAAACAAGATATTATAAAAAGAATTAACTTTGTATCATTTGATGATACTGAGGGATTTCCTTTTTCTTTTTTAGTTAAACTATGTAATACTGCTAGTTCTTTTGTAAAGAATACCTTAATAATCTTCGATGCAGATGTCAAAGCAGAGGATCTTAAAATAATCAAAAAGCAAGAGAATATATTGAAACTCCCCAATCATCAGGAATCCTTACCGATAGAAAAACTGTTTGTGAAGTATATTTATAATCGAGATAAAAATGATGAAATGTATTCAAAAATTCTATGCATCCCTAGAGCTGCATTTATCCAAACGCTGAATAATGCTAACATATACATCACGGATGAAAATTCTTTTAAAACTATCGAGTCACGTCATTTTAAAAAGTGGTTCAAGGAAAATGAATGGATTGTTAAAAAGTTATTTAATAATTTCTCAAAAAACGTCGAAGGTAGAGAAGAATTCGTTAATGATCTAGTACAAAAACTGAATTTTATTAACAAAAGAAATGGATATCCCGAAATAAGTTTATAAATTACCATTATTCTATCAAATCGGATTGGTTGGCCAAGAAATTCTATTTTTGATAAAGTATATGTGAGGTGAACAAAATGACTAACCTATCTCCTTTAAGATATCCAGGCGGGAAAAATAAGACATACCAATATGTAAAGCATTTAGTAACAGAAAACAATATAAAAACCTATATCGAACCTTTTGCTGGAGGAGCAGCCGTTGCCCTCCGACTTTTGGCAAATGATGATGTAAAACAGATAATAATAAACGATTTTGATAGAGGTATATACGCACTATGGAACACTATTGTCAATAATACTGATCAATTAATACAGCTAATTCGAGAGACCCCTATTACAATGACTCAATGGTATTTACAAAAAGAAGTTCAAAATAACAAAGAAAATGCTGATGAACTTTCATTAGCATTTTCCACCTTATTCTTGAATAGAACTAATTTTTCTGGAATCATTAAAGCTGGAGTTTTAGGCGGAAAGAATCAAGACGGTAAAAACAAAATTGATTGTCGTTTTAATAAAGAAAATATAATTTCTAGGATTGAAAAAATAGCTTCACTTGGTCATCGCATTAAAGTATTTAACTATGATGCAAAAGATTTCATTGAACTAGTAATTAAAAACACTAGATATTCTTTAACTTTTTTCGATCCTCCGTATTATGATAAAGGACCTGACTTATATACAAATTTTTATACTCACGACGATCATGTAGAATTAGCTAAGATGATAAAAAGTAAAATGAGAAATAGATACTGGATATTAACTTATGACATCGCTACAGAAATCGAAAAGTTATATGTGAAATTTGGACCAAAAAAATATTATTTAAATTATTCAATCGCTTCACCAGCAAAAGGTCAAGAATTTATCTTCTTTTCTAATAAAATAGATCAAGGAGATATTGGTAATCACTTAAATCTTGTATCCTATTAAAAAAGCTCATCTCCTATGGTGGGTTTTTCTTTTAACATTGAACAGAACGTATATTCTTAAAAAGAGTTTATTGTTCGAAAGGAGAAATCAATATGTACTGTCGTAAATTAAGCAATGGTAAATGGTCTTGCACCACTGACGCTACACCTAATCCCCTAACTGGCCAGAGGCGACAAGTAACACGCCGTGGCGACACAAAGAAAGAAGCATTACAAAGAGCCCAGGTAGCTGCAGAGGAATTATCTAAACAAAGACAACCACAAAAAAGAATCGTCCAGGAAGTTTATGACGACTGGTTAAATGTATACAGAGAAACGGTTAAAGCTTCATCAGTAAAAGCTAGAATGGTGGCAATGCGTCCCTTTATTGATAAGCATGGCAACCACTTGATCAGCAAGTTACAAATAAACGACATACAGAAATTCTTAGTTGAAAGGCGCGATACAGATATTTCGAAACATCATATCGCCTCGACTCGAACCGCATTGAACTTAATGTTCGAATTTGCTTTTAAAAATGATTATGTCGAAAAGAACATAGTGAAAGACACTGTAATTCCCAAAGCTAATAAGAAATCACAGCAACTCGTTAACTTAAAGAAAAAGTATCTCGAAAAGGATGAGATCCAGAGCTTCTTATCAGGTGTAAAATCTTCTGGCAGAAGAAACGCTTATCCGTTGGCACTCACCATGCTTTCTACCGGCTTACGTGTCGGGGAGGCATTAGCACTTACTTGGGATGATATTGACCTGGAAAAGCATAGGCTGGTGGTCAGCAAAACGTTGTTTGAAAAGGCTTCTGATGAAGGTGGATTTGAATTGGTGCCTCCGAAAACAGAAGACTCAAATCGTACCGTATCCTTTAACAAGGATCTCGCCGAAGAACTAAAGAAGATGAAGGTCCAATATAATAAAGAAAAATTGATAGGTTTACGAGATCCTAAATCCGTGTGGTGCAATCTAGTCTTTACAGGTAGGAGTCAGCAGCCTGTCCGCGCTGTCACAATCGCTGCGGTTTTCAACAAAATATATAAGGCGTATGGAATAAAAGATGTTAGCGGTACTCATATCTTGCGGCACACACATATCACCATGCTCGTCGAAGCCGGTGTGGACTTGCCTGTCATCATGGAGCGTGTCGGACACTCGAACATAAATATCACCCTCGACATTTACACGCATGTCACGAAAAAAATGCAGAAGCAAAGTGACGACAAAATTAATGAGTATTTCCGCCAATTTATCTAA